TCTGCTATGCGAAAAGAGGCAAAACGAATGACCATAGCCGATTCCTTTTGCCTCTCTTGATATCCCTCACACGCTGCATAAAACTCATGAGGCATTGAGCAATAATATTCATCTACACTCCATTGTAACTTACCTAAAGCAAACTTGAGGTTGTCGTAGCACTGCTCTCTATGGCTTTTTTTTTCTCCTCATTTTCTCTAATCTCTTGACCTTGCTTAATCAAGTCATTCCATACTTTTGTATCGTTTAATAAGATAGTAACAGCCTGTATCTGCTCATTCTTATTCTCCATCTCATCTACCCATTCACATACTAACTCCCATGTGTAATCTACATCCTCACGCTTTAATCTGCTGTAACCAATCATGCCACCGTACACCATCGCATACATAAAGCCTGATGTAGTTTCACCATCGTTAAACTCGTGGAGCTTCTCAATGGCTAATTGATTGAATTTAATTCCGTACTCTTTGCCGTTTAGTTTGATTTTCATTTTGATTGTTTTAGGTAATAGTTAATTTGATTGACTCAATTACAAGCCAATCAAATTAACCTATGTTATTAATTAAACTGTTACAGTTATTGTAGGTGTTCCTTGAGGCTGTATAGATCCGGTGAAGGTTCCGATAGAATCAAATGCATATGTGCTGCTTAATTCCGATAAAAATCCTGTTCCGCTTTCAACCTCATCACCAGTTACTGGACTCTCAGGTGCAATCTGCCAACCTATTGTAGTTTTGCTACGCAATAATTGACGTAATGATGTACCACTGATTTTACCGCTAGTTGGATCTTGTAAGTGTTGACCTTCAAAAGAATAAGATAACTCTAATGTACCAGGACTCTTATCTGGTCCACACGCTGAAGCTGCATCTACAACAGTTACTGAATCAGCTTTGCTTACTGAAGTTAAACAAACTACAGTATCATAATCGGTTCCACCTGTTGGATCAATGAATAATAACATTGTACCACCGGCTACTTTGTGTTCTGCCATTTTATTTAAATTTTAATTTGTTATGAAATTACGAAAATATCTTGTTTAAAAATCAATATTCTTGAAATAAATACTTTGCCACCCAAATTGCCAAATCTTTCAGTCCTATCCGTTTGTAGCGTTAAATTGCACATTTGCAAGTCAAACGCTGATAAGTCTAGGTTGCTTGTAGATGTTGGCTTAATTGCACTTATAATTGCCCCACACGCAGTATTTAATGTTTTGCTGTTGTTGTATTTGTATTCCCAACTATGTACGCTTAATTGTACAGTTAATTGTACGTCTGAGCTATTAAATGTACTTGTCTCAGTTGATGTTGCATCATTAATGACACAATAAATTTTATGCTTCACATCATCCGGCTCCTCACCCTCATAAACAGGAATATCCAACCCATCCACTATCTCATAGTAAGCTTGTAATATTGCACTGTTTACATCTCTCATAACTTAAATATTGCTCTTAAATTCTTTTTTAATTCAGGCAAAGTCTTATTGACTGATGGATAAAGAAATGGTTTTGCCGGTATACCTTCTTCCATTATTTGTTTTATCGTAAAATAAATATGCGCTTTATCGGTAATTCCCTTTCTAGCTGCCCATGCTTTAATAGACAATAAAAACTGCTGAAATGTTCCACCTGTTTTACCCTTAAATGTTGCTGCATAAGTTTGCCAATCTGCAGGCAAACTGCTAACATAAGCAGCTGCAAACTTTCTAGTACCAAATTCTATGTATGCTGCATATTTTGCTGATGCTACCACACTAGCTGAAAATTGCCCATATTTAGGACTTATTGATCTAAGTAACATTCCCTCATCACTACTTTTTTGACTAACTATTGATTTAGCCATTGCTGCAGTATCATCTGCCCACGCATTTAGCTCAGCCTGTACTTCCTTTTGCACATCAGCTGCCAACTTATCCATTTTCTTAATCAGCGTATCTAAACCTTTTACTTGTAACTCCATTAGTAATAAAGTATTGTTGCGACCTCGTTTTGTTCAAAATAAGCACCCCACGTAAACTCACCTGTAGCACTGTTATATAATACTTCCTTACCCACTGGACTGCCCGATGTAATTACCAGGTATTGGATGCCATCCTTAAACGCACCAAACACATTTTTACCAACTAACCCATTATAAGTAAATTGATATTCACCGCCATCTGCTATGTAGTTGTAAACTTTTATATTGCCTGTGTCCATTGGTGCATCTGAATTTATTGATTCATCTAACTTAGTAGCTTTTATATATTCAAAAGACTTCGCGCCCTCATTTCTGATCTGAATTGAATTAATCTTGTAAAATTGTGACTCGTACTCTATCACATCATTACTTCTTGTTGGTCGTTCCCTTTCATACCTTAAAATAAAGTTTTGATCGTATGTCCATTGGTTCTGATCATAACTCTTAGCCGTTGAGCCATCCCTTTGCTCCACATCTGCCCACTTTGACCAACTGCCAGTAAGTACACTAACCAACCCACCAAACTCATTTAAGCTCGTTGTGTATCTGTTGATGGTTACTCTACGATTTAATTTATACACGCTTGTATAGGTTTAAAATTATCTTAGCTATTGGACTTATGTCATCTACTCCTACTGATCTATTATCATACAAGTAATACACCTGGTTAAGTAATGCCGTTTTTAATGATTCAGGAAGTGTTGTATAGCCTGTAATGTAATCAATGGTTATATTGTTTGCATGTGGAGTCCTTAAACGCTTAAACTCATTGCCACCCAATGTATAATCCAAATCTAATACCAACACTCTTCCAGCATCATCTTCAACACTTATTATCTCAATCATTGGACCATAAGGAATGTATATGTCTCCGTTGCTATTATTCAATACTGCTACTGCATCATGCTCTACAAACCCTACACCAGTGTAAGCTTCACACATTTGCCTTGCAGCCGTTATCAATACATTTATCAAATCATCATCGGTACTTATGTCAATCTTACAAAAGTTCTTAGCCTCAGTTAATGTAACCGGCTCCGTTATTACCCCATCTTGAAATTGAACATCTAAAACACTATTGTACTCTACCATGATTTTTTTATTTTAAAAAGCCCCACCCCGTAGGGCAGGGCCTTTTTATTCATCATCAAACAAACAAACCTATTTATTAAATGTTACCGAAATCAGCATATAAAGCAGATGCAGGCATCATTAAATTCACATCTTCTAAACACTCAATTCTAGCTGTGATTAAGTTCTTAGTGAAGTTATCAGCATCCTCCATTGAGAATTCAACTGTGATAGCTTCTGTCTCAACACGCTCAAGATAATCTCTATCGATGATAAGAATCTTATCATCAGTTACCCATGATGCTGGCAAGATTGGTGTTCCGCTAATTGCAACGTTTCCGTTAACACTTGACAAAATACCACCCGATCCTTGATAATAACCATTAACATACAAAAGCTTGTTTAAACGAGCTAATTGTGTGTGTGATACTAAAGCATAAGATGCATTGTAGTTAGCTGTCATCTGTGCAGCAATTGCATCAACGATGAATTTGATATCATCAGTCTCAGCAGATGCAGTAGATCCAGTTGCAGCAGCACTAACTGTAGCAAAGAATGTAGCATTCTCAACCTTGTAGAAATCTCTTAACAACAATCTTGGTAATGTTGTTTGCATGAATGGTAATTGCTTAGCCATTTGCTTTGAGAAACGCGCAAAACCTGCAATGTAATCTTCAACAATCTTGATTTCTGATAAATCGTAATCAACCTGGCCTTTAGATGCTCCCTCAGTTTGTACTGCAATTGCACCTTCTCCACCAGTTTCACGATATTGAACATACAATCCAGTTGGACTGATTGCTGTTGGCATTAAATCACGGAAGTTAATCTTTTGAGATGGTAACAAAGCTTGTGTAGCTGCATAAGATGCAACACCATCACCTGTTAAGTTGTTTGCCAATGTCATATTAGCTACCGCCTTCAATTCCATTCTGAATGGCTTACCCTTCTTTACGTTTTGAATTTGATCAAAGTTTTCCTCTAATCCTTCGCTGAATAATTGTCCAAAAGATTTTTTCTCCATGCTAGATGTAGATGAAGATTTTACTCTTGTTTGTAACAAATCAAATCCTTTCAAGATTGCAGCTTGCTCAGCTTTCAACTTGTTGAACTCTTCTGTCATAGCTTTTACAGCCTCAGCTGAATCACTACCGTTACCAAATGCGTTGATTTTTTCATCAACCGCTGTTACTACTGATTTCAATTGATCAGCAATCTCAGACTTAGTTTTTTCAGATATTGAAGTTTCAAGTGTTGACTTTAACGCCTCCAATTCTGACATTAATTCTTTCTTTTCCATGTCTTTATGGTTTTTGTAATTTGATTAAATTTTATTTCTAAACTGCCTGATAATATCCAATGTGTCATCTACTGGCTCAATGGTTGTTACCGGTTGAGTAGTGTTAGATTTCATATCTAGAATTAATTGAGCTAATTGTTTGCTGTGTAACAACAACATCTGTATTGTGTCATCTGTTGCCGTTGTGTTCCTGCAGAACTTGTCAATAGCTGCCGTCTTTGCAACTATCATGTCTACATCTAAATTCTTATCACCCTTTAGTGATGTGATTGGTGTAAGCGCATTAGCACCCCACGCTGTTAATGAACTGCCCTCGTATAACTTAACCTCTGTAATCTCAAACTGCCCTAAAGATGGATTACGTAAATAGTTTTCATAGGATTGGACTTGATTACGCTTAATTATTTTAAACCCAATTGAATGCTCAGTTATCAAACCACTTTCAACCATCTTAATAAAATCCTCACCGCCTTCATGTGTTCCTACTTGACTCTCATAATACAATCCATATTCATCTTCTCTTAACGTCAATAACTTACCTAATGGTTGTGATGGATCATGATTAAGTAGATGCTTTATTCTTGGTTGTGCTGATGCTGGTCCCTGCTCGTTTATTGTCTTAGTAAATGCACCAGGCTTCATGATGTCTCCATCACTATCTACATTGTTGAACTTGCTAAAATACCCTGTAACAATACCCTGAATTGGATTCATATCCATTATCTCAGATACTATTGATA